CAACATTATATCCGGCGCAGTCGTACCCAGTTCAAACGCAATTGGGCTTCATTTCTATCCCATCTGGGAAGCCGGTACACTTGACGAATGGCTTTACAACGGCGGACCGTATCAGTTGGTCGTCTTCCATTTCCTTATCGGTGTCTTCGCTTACATGGGACGAGAATGGGAACTTAGCTACCGGCTAGGTATGCGTCCCTGGATCTTCGTAGCCTATTCTGCACCAGTTGCTGCAGCATCTGCTGTGTTCCTGGTCTATCCTTTTGGTCAAGGTTCTTTCTCCGATGGTATGCCCCTTGGAATCTCAGGTACCTTTAACTACATGCTTGTCTTCCAAGCAGAGCACAACATCCTTATGCACCCTTTCCATATGCTTGGTGTTGCTGGCGTATTTGGCGGTGCTCTCTTTTCAGCTATGCACGGATCTCTCGTCACGTCGTCCCTCATTAGGGAGACTACCGAAGAGGTCTCGCAGAATTATGGATACAAGTTTGGGCAGGAAGAAGAGACATATAACATTGTCGCTGCCCACGGCTACTTCGGACGGTTGATTTTCCAGTATGCATCTTTTAACAATTCTCGCTCGCTGCACTTCTTCCTCGCAGCATGGCCCGTCGTGGGTATCTGGTTTGCCGCCCTCGGCGTCAGCACCATGGCATTCAACCTCAACGGGTTCAACTTCAACCAGTCCATTACTGAGAGTCAAGGTCATGTGGTAAACACATGGGCTGATATTCTCAACCGTGCCAACCTCGGCTTTGAGGTGATGCACGAGCGGAATGCACACAACTTCCCGCTTGACCTTGCATCCGTGGAGTCAACTCCCGTGGCACTTATGGCACCTGCCATCGGCTAATTAATTCGTACGTTCATCTATGTTTGACGTTCAAGTATCTGACGGAGCCGCTCGTATAATCCGAGACGCTCTTCGTATGTATAAACAGCAGTGGCCTGGTGGTCACCCACAAGAACAAACAGACATTGAGTTTTTGGAAACGCAGTTTACACGAATGGTTCTTGAAGCAACCATGGACGCATGACTGCCTAAGCATGGAACGGGGCTTAGGTTTATCTTGTACGAACTCATGTCTAACATCGTTATCCGCTACATCGCAAACGCTAAGAAGAAAGCAGACAACTATAAGGTTGATGCTCTTCGCTATCGTGGTGTAGTTTATAAGCAACTTATTAAAAAGTAACTACCCATGCCTGCTAAACGAAAGCGTGCGCAAACAATGCAATCCGATGAAGTTAAAGCTAGTGTCACTCCAATGACACCAGGTGATACTGAGGTTGTATTTAAACGATGTGGATATTGTGGCGATAAAAAGCCAGAATGCCGCAAACAAAAGAAGTGTCTTAAAGACCTTCTGTAATAGCTTGGGGAGCACCTCGGAGTAGGACTCCCCTGGCATTGGTTAGAGCCGGTACGCCGACACCTCTAGCCGTCGACGGTTATGGAATGACCTCAATATTCCAGCAAAAAAATTTTCAAACGTTTGAAGCTTGGTTTAATACTTTTAATACTTATTAAAAATGACTACTAATTTTCAATCTTCGGCCATGGCTGCGAGCCTGACTCGCCCTGGTCAATCTAACGCGACGGGTGACGCCCGCGCTCTTTACTTGAAGCTCTTCTCTGGTGAGATGTTTAAGGGCTTCCAGCATAATGCGATCGCTCGTGATCTCGTTATGCGTCGTACGCTGACTAACGGAAAATCTCTCCAGTTCATCTACACTGGTCACACCAAAGCTGAGTACCATACCCCTGGCAACAGCATCCTTGGTGATAGCAACGGTGCACCCCCGGTGGCCGAGAAGACCATCACGGTTGATGACCTGCTGATCTCCAGCGCATTCCTCTACGATCTCGATGAGACCCTGTCTCACTACGATATGCGTTCTGAGATCTCCCGTAAGATCGGCTACGCTCTTGCACAAAAATATGACCGTCTGATCTTCCGTGCCATCACTCGTGGTGCACGTGCTGCTTCTCCGATCACTAAGTCTGGCTACGTTGAGCCGGGCGGTACTCAGATCCGTGTTGGTTCTACGACCAATGCTTCTGATGCCTACTCTTCTGCTGGACTGGTTGCTGCATTCTATGATGCTGCCGCTGCTCTCGATGAGAAGGGTGTTAGCTCTGACGGCAGGGTCGGGGTCTTGAACCCCCGACAATACTATGAATTGATCCAAGCTGTTGGATCTAATGGTCTTGTCAACCGCGACGCTCAGGGCTCTGCTCTGCAAGGCGGTAACGGCATCATCGAAATTGCCGGTATCAAGATCTACAAGTCTATGAACATTCCGTTCTTCTCCCAGTACGGTACCAAGTTTGGTACTGGTTCTGCCACGAACCCCGGTGTGACCGATCCTGGTAACACTGGTTCCTTCGTGTCTGAAGCTGTTGAAGATGCCGCTGCTGATGTCACCGGTATCAACAATGAGTACGGTGAAGAAACCGAATTCGCTAACAGCTGTGGTCTCATCTTCCAACGTGAAGCTGCTGGCTGCGTGGAAGCTATCGCCCCTCAGGTGCAAGTCACCAGTGGCGACGTGTCCACCATCTACCAGGGTGACGTGATCCTGGGTCGTCTCGCCATGGGCGCTGACTACCTGAATCCCGCTGCTTCTGTGGAACTGTTTGCTGGTACTGCTACCAAGCCTTCCGCATTCTGATTGCGGTTATACGGGAGCCTCTTCGGGGGCTCCTTTTTTTTAGTTCTTATTGAGAATAAAACTCATTTGCAATTATGCCTTACCTATCTACTGGCTCCACTGAGCTTAAAGCTGTTAATCAGATCCTGGCGTCAGTTGGTCAGGCTCCTGTAACCACGTTGACAACTGAAGAAACCTTTATTGTTAGTGAGGTGAGCCGATTTACTGGTTCTATTTCCGGCACCACTTTGACTACTGAAACTGCTAACATTCCTGTCGGTACTTATATCGGCGGAACTGGTGTTACAGATGGTACGTCTATTGCTGTTGCTGGTGTGGAACAATCGACTTCTCCTGTTACGTACAATTACACTGTGAACATTTCACAGACTGTATCGTCACGTACACTAACTCGTAGTGAGGTTACTAATAGAGTTGAAACTCAAACCAACCCGGACGTTGCGATTGCACTCAACACCCTGAGAGAAGTGTCACGTGAGGTACAGAGTGAAGGCTGGTCCTTCAACAAAGAGTATGATTATAAAATTACACCCGATGCTAACAATGAAATCCTGATTGCAGATAATGTTTTGCAAATGGATCTAAATGAAAAGTATCCAGAGAACATTGAAAAAGATGCTATCTTCCGTGGAGGTAAACTTTACGACAAGAAAAAGCATAGCTATGAATGGACAGCAGAAACTGTCTATGTAGATATTGTATGGTACTTTGATTGGGAAAACATCCCTGCTCCTATTCAAGCACATATTGTAGCACGAGCTGCTGCTATTGTGTCTAGCCGTATTATCGGTGATGCTAATCAATACCAAATCCTACAGCAAAAAGAACTTACTACACGCTCGCAGGCTATGGAGTATGAGTGCAGTCAAGGTGACTATTCGTTCTTTGGTGCCCCTGATGGTGGTAACTTCTACCGACCCTACAAGCCGTTCCATACTTTGCAACGCTAATGCCAGCAGTAACCCAAGACATTCCTAACTTTCTGGGTGGTGTATCACGCCAGAATGATGACAAAAAACTACCTAACCAGGTGACTGAGTGTATTAATGGGTATCCTGACCCCACCTATGGTCTGCTTAAGCGACCCGGTATGGAGCACATTAATGTACTTAAGAAAGCTGATGGTACAGCATTTACTAAAACTGAGCTAGCTGATGCAGCTTGGTTTTTTATTGATCGTGATGATGCAGGTTCATATGTTGGTGCTGTTAAAGGTAGCAATATCTATGTATGGACAAAAGAAGATGGTACGTTTTGCACAGTAACTAACAACGGTTCCTCGTACCTTACTGGTACTAAGCAATCTGATTACCATTTCCGTAGTGTTCAGGATGTTACTGTTATTACTAACAAAACAGTAACTGCCGCAATGCAAGCCAACGGCACTTTTGTAGCTAACTCTGTAGGTACTCTAAGGCTCAACAGCCTTACTGACGGATTAAGTTACACAGCAACTATTCAAGGTATTGATGCATCAGTAACTGCACAGAACAGCACCACTTTTGACGATACACTTGTATATAATTCTAGTGATGTTAACA